CCTTTGGAATTTACCCCATGCAATACCAGCAACACGATTTGATTCAGAACTTTGGGCATATCTGAAAAAATTACCCAAGGTAGTTAGGATACCTGTAAAGATAGAAACACTGCCTATACCTATTTGGGCATATTTCTGGGAGGTCGGATTATCTCCTACCAAACTATTCATTACAAAACTTGCAGACCCTGTTAAGGTAGATAATATGATAACAGGAACAGTGATCCATAAATTACTTAGATTCATCTTCTTCTCGCACTTATCGTGCATCCATCGATAACATGATGCTATGTCTGCCCATCCAGCCATAAGTTCTTCTTGTTCACGTGACCATCCATTGTTTGGCTTTGGTTCTTTTGGTGGTGTATCTGGTTTTCCTAAAAGAGTGGGGGATGGGGCACGAGAGTTTGTTGGAGATGGTTTGGGGGATGCTTTGGGGGATACCTTTGATTCTCCATGTTTATCGATATCCATTCTATTCTGTGGTTTCATTTTGTATTTGGCTTCTGCCTTGTCTGCCTTGTCTGCCTTGGATAGCCCCTCGAGGTCGACCTCGACCTCTTCCACTGGCAGCGCGTGTCTTTTTCTCCTCGCTTAACTTCTTATAAAGAATATCTGCATCCGCTGCACTAATCTTGGTCATATCAACCGTAGAGGGGACAGATAAGAATACCTTTGTTTTCAAAGCAGCTTTATACATATAAGGACCATATTGACCAACAGCAAAGATATACTGTCCTATTACCTTTGAAGCTGACCCTTTTTCTAATTTTTGTATTAATGTTTCCATCGTATCACCTTCCAAATAGGGTACTCGTTTACCTGCATATTCAATGTAAAACCCATAGGGTCCCTTTTTCTTATAGACTGTCTGACCTTTCCATTCACCAAAGATTGTATCATCTGTTAACTTTGCAATCCAATTACGCGCAATTTCCTCTGTTATATCCTCAAATGGAATATCAGGAAAGGAATAAAACACAGGTACATCCTTCTCTTGGACTAAAAGCGGCCCCTTCTTTGATTGAACCGCTTTCAACCCATTGGTAAACTCGCGTACTTTTTCAGATTGACTTGGCTTTGATGCAGAATCATTTAAAGTCGTATATTTATCCTTATATGAATTCCATGTATCAGAACAGAGTGTCTTCCATTGACAAGAGCCTTCGGCAATATCATCCAATCTCTTTTCCATTGATGACGTAAAGTCATATGCAAAGAGCTGGGGGAATTCACGCATACAGAATTGTATGACAGATTCGCCTAAGGGGGTAGGTACAATTTTCTGAACCTCTTTGCCACTAAGAACAGTCTCTTTCATCTGCTTTGCTGGCCATTCATTTGGCTCTAAGAGATACTTCACATTCGTAATCTGTATACCAGGAATATCCTTCTTCTGTATATATTCCTTGTCAAAGAGAACATCTACAAGGGATGCAAACGTGGATGGACGACCAACTCCCTTCTTCTCTAAATCCCTTATAAGAGTTGCTTCTGTATAACGAGGGGACGGCTTTGATCTCTTAGGCGCTACATCAATCCTTTCCCATTTGACCTTTGCTCCCACCTTTATAAGAGGATGCACATGATCTTCCTCTTCTTCATCATCTAACACAGCTGTTTTTCCAAGTACTTGCCACCCATCAAAGGTAGTCTTACGAAAGGAGGTTGACCAAAGGAACTGATCTTCGTCATTATCAAGTGTCAGTGTAGTAGTATGTGTGGTACCCTTTGCATTCGCCATAGTAGATTGAACTGCACGTCTCCAAATAAGGGAATATATCTTTCGGTGTTTAGAATCCCACTCATCCGTTAAATCATCCATCTCCATATGCGTAGGACGGATGGCTTCATGTGCTTCTTGTGCCTTTGCAGTTGACTTGGTCTTTGCTTGTCCTTCTCCTATATACGATACTCCATATTTTCCCTTTACCCATTCATGGGCTGCATCAACTGCCTCTGTAGATAAAACATGTGAATCTGTTCTCATATAAGTGATATGACCTGCCTCATAAAGGGATTGGGCTATACGCATAACCTCTTTAGGGGGTAGGCTATGAAGAGCAGATGCTTCTTGTTGTAAGGTACTTGTTATTAATGCTTTAGGAGCAGAGGCAGTCCAAGGCTTTTCAGTAATAGATTTCACAGTAGCACTCTGACCCGTATAAATATTCTCTAAATAATTCAAGACCGACTCCTGATCTTCTAATTCATCCTGCATCGTTACCTTGCCAAGATTATCAAACTTTCCTGAAATGATCCACGATGCATTTGATACATGTGATTTTATAGATGCCTCCTTATCACATACAAGACGAAGGGCAGGAGTTTGACATCTTCCTGCAGATAAGCTACGAGCGACATATTTCCATAAAAGTGGAGAGATTGTGAATCCAACCATCATATCAAGGACAGAACGAGCTTGTTGGGCGTACACACGATTCATATCAAGCTTCCTTGGATTTGCAATTGCATCCTTCACTGCCTTTTCTGTTATTTCACGAAAGACTGCGCGAGGGAAAGAAAGAGGATCTCGTTTCAATAGACAGGCCACGCTATACGCAATCGCTTCGCCTTCTCTGTCATCATCTGCACATAAATATATCTTTCCTGCGCCTTCTGCCGCGTCTAATAATTGTTTCATTACCTTTGTCTTTTCCTTTATAAATTTATATTTTGGCTCGAAATTAGTATCAAGGCCTATCGCATCAAGACTCTCCTCTAAGGCACGTATATGGCCAAAGGTTGCTATCACACGCCATCCTGGACCTAAAAAGGATGCTATCTTCTTACACTTCGACGGAGATTCTACAATTGCAAGGTTGTCTGTCATCTACATATAAATAGAAGGGGTTGGAAGTTCATTTTTAGACCGGTAGCCTTCACTTAAAATTTGATAATAATTAAAGAATATAGTCATAACAAGCGATGCAAGGAAAGGCGTGTGTTGAACCTCGATGTAAGAAATTAGCTAGATGTATGAGTGATAAGTGTTGGACACATGCCTTACAGTGCGTTGAACCTGGGTGTATTATTGAAGTAAATATAAAAGGGGAAATGTGTTGGAAACACAAACAACCACGATGCACCGAACATGGCTGTAATACAACGGTTTGGAATAATAGTAGCAAGTGTAGAGAACATCATGATTTCCCAAGATGTCTGGAAGCTGGTTGTAAGACAATGGTAGATAAGATTGGAAACAAGTGTAGGGAACACGGAGGTGGAAGATGTGAAGAACCTCACTGTAAGAATTGGGCTGTTAGACGCACACCTAAAATAGTCAGACGTGCTGACGGGAACCTGAATTTCGTGTATGACGAGGAGCCAAATAACAAGTGTAGCCGACATGGTGGTGGAGACCGATGCGTTGAACCTGGTTGTAATAAGGGTGCTGCCATAAGAAATGGTGCTCTTATGGGCGAGCCCAGAAGATGTGTATCACACGGTGGCGGAAATCGGTGCACCAACTGCATTACTTGGCCGGATTCACGATCTGGTTCGGTTAAGTATGATGGATACTGTGCGACGTGTTTCAAACATCTATTTCCAAATGATGAACGAAGTAAAGTGGTTTATATACATACCAAAGAAATTCGCGTTCGTAATAAAATTAATGAAGTGTTTGAAGGGTTTATTCATGATAAACCCCTTTACACAGGTCAATGCGATTGCACAATGAGACGACGAATTGATCATAGAAAACTAATAGGTGCTACACTTCTATGCGTTGAGACGGACGAATTTGCACATAAAGGGTATGACCCAAAAGATGAAGAAATTAGGTATGATGATTTATTTATGGTCCACAGCGGGAAGTGGGTATTTATACGATTTAATCCAGATGGAAAAGGAGTTGATATGGATGATAAACTAAGCCGTTTAGTTGAGGAGATACATATTCAAATCAAACGCATCGAAAATGAAGAGAATTCTGAATTACTTGAAGTGGTTAAGTTATTCTATTAATGCAAATTTTAAACGCCCGCCGTCCTAAAGGTCTAAGGATATTTTAGTATGAAGTAATAGAATGCCTCAAAAAAAGGTGGTAACATCTATGGCAACATGGCTGTCAAAGCTCAGAGATTTAGAAAGTGATTCAGAGGATGAACCCATTCTTATGCCAAAGTATGAAGAGCATGTACCTCAGATCTTGGAGAAGGAGCAAGAGCAAGAGCAAGAGCAAGGGCAAGTCCCAGCTCTTCGTGAATGGAATCAAACCGGAGTTCCTAAGACGCTTCCATATCATAAGAATTCATCTATGCAAGCTCAGGCACCTCGATGGACCCCTAGAAAGGATGAATGGACAAGTATCACAAAGCCCACTATTACACCCCCTCATGAACTTGCCACTGAAACAAATGAAATCACATATACAAATACAATTGATCATGCAAGCATGTGGTCAGATCGTGTCGTTTCTGCTTTTGAAAAGGCATCCTTGCCTAAATCAGAACTTTCAGAGGATTTCAAAGAAAACCTCGGAAAACTTTCTTTCTTTCGTCGTCCTTTAATACCCAAACAATAAGCCTGCACGACCCCCATACACTCGTAATATCCCATATGTTTCTGCCCAGATATATATGGTATAAGAAGGTATCGTTGTAATACTTTGTGTTCCTGTAAGTGGTTTAAATTCAAGAACTAATTCCACCTTTTGAAGTTTATCCATATTTGCATGTCCTGCATCTTGAAAGCCAAAGGGTAGCTTATAATAATATTTATTATGCCAAGGTGTCTTTTTATTAGGAGCTACACGAAAGACTACCGGGGCATCAGACCCATATCGTAATAGTTTTCCTTCATACATTAATGCTAATGATCGAATCGGTTCTGATTCTAAGCCAGAATAAGCAGGAATCAATTGTGTAAATGCCAGTGTACCCAATCCACTTGCATCAGGCCACCAAATATCAGTTCCCTTCATAAGATCACGTGCTGCATGAAAAGGTGCATTATACGTATCAGCGTCTGTTCGATGTGCTATAAAATATAAGTCCTTTACAAGGTTAGGGATACGAATTGGAATACGAGCCATTGATCCATTTGTTTGGTAAGGCTGTATAGCATAATGCTGGGGGATTCGATATGTTAAATCTCCTAAACGAATACGATTTGCTTCTGGTTTATCCAAATATACATACTCTAAGAGTATGTATGCCGATTGTATATCAAGTGCAGGCGGCATAGATCCACGTAGGGTTGTTCCTGTAAGTGTCTTAAAGCTCGCTGATTGAATTGGAACTGGAGTTTGGGAGGGTAGAGGAGGGCCCACAGATTGATTCTGATACGTAACATAGAGAGACGGAAGGGCATTATATGTTATTGATATCTGCACGTCATCGAGACCTATTGCATCAATTGGCAGAGCCATTTCACGATCCCTTGTAAACCAAAAAGGAAGTGGTGTGATAACTTTTTGACTTGGTTTCGTATATCCATTTGATTGATATGAAAAACCATTATCAACCCGGCCTAACATCCGATTCACCGTTGTCACCTTTTCAAGCGGTGTATTATATTCATCCATGACTTCCATCAATCTCCCATCCAATGTATCAATCGGCGAGGCTGCAACTGTAACTTGGGCTTGATTAATCAATGCATGTCCAATCGAATTTGTCCAGCCAAATAAGGGTCCTGCAATACGAGTTCCTGCAGCGATTGCGTCTGCTGCAGCGGCGGTTTGTGCTGTACTTATATCAGGCATCACTGTTACCAAAAATGCCCTTGTAATTAAATGACCTCGCCTTGGTAAGGTAGCTTTGACTGTCCTTCCAAATGCAGGAGATCCGTCAAATTGAACAGCATACCATTCAGTTGTGAATCGCCCTATTCGAACGGTCTTAAAGGAATCTATGGGCTGACCCTTTATTAGTCTATCCTCTTGAAAGCCAGAATATAATAACTTTAATAGGCCGGCTGCCGCCATCTGTGTTCATTGTGTGAAAAACTCTAAGCCCTGTTGGTTGGGGCTTGGGGCGGTGCATGGCCTAATCCATATAGATGCGATTTGCGATTCCATTTTGAAAGCGAAGCCACTCGATCCTCATAACATATACAACTACCTCCCAGTCTTGAATATCAGTCCCACCCGGAGGCTGGACGGTTAAATTCAAACGAATCGATTGAAGACGAGAGGCATTTGCTGTGCCTGAAGGCTGATGTTTCCCTGGATTCTCTGAAAAAGAATAACCATAAATATATTGATTAAATGCTGAAATACCACCCAGGTGGGAAAGTGATATATGTTTACGATACCATTGCTCTTCTGCTGTTATCAACTCTGTAGAATTAATGTAAATAGTTGCACTAACTAACATAGGGCGACGGGGGTTGTAAACAACGTCATATTCAAGTTCGGTTACGGCTGAATAATTTGTCCTATCATTCTGCTGCGTGGATGCCTTTCTGCGCAGAAACCATATAATCTCCTCCATAGGATGATTTATCTCCAAGGGAAGCTGAACATCAATCATATCATTCGTCGTCTTATTCACAGTGTACTTTAAAGGTTCGCTGAAGGGGAAGGTTTGCACAGTTCGTATCATTGTTTCAAAGGGGTTCTGAAGGATCGCTTGACGTATCGAACCATCCGTATGTGCAGAGTAAGTAATAAGCTGAATACTCTTAAATTCAGGTGGAGTCGCAGCTGCTTTTACAGTAACGGTTGTTGGTGGAGGTGGGGGTGTAGTTCGAGTTGTTGATGTAAACGTAAAAGTCTCACCAAGGGGTGACCCACCAGCCCCGCCAACCCCACCAGGCACAAGGGCACCTACACGACGAATGCACTCTTCAAATGGGCGCAAGGTGATATGAATACGAATACTACCATTCTTTATAGCCACTAAAGGAAATCCTTCTTCTGCCAGCCTCGCAAAAAAGAAGGGAAGAGGAATACATAAGAGCCCAGATTGGGTTGGGAAAGGATTCGTTGATACATCCTGTGTATAAGCACCAAGTCCATCTGTTAAAATCCCATACTGCTCATTCAATTCCTTAAAAAGATGTGTATAGACATGAATAAAGTCACCATCAATTGTCTCGACTGTTTGTTCATTCACTTCAATCTCTGCTCTTTCTATTATTACACTCCCCAGCTCTTTCGCATATGTCCATGTTGGACTCGTATTTGTGGTTTGATATTTATACTGGCCACTCTGAAGACGAAGAAGTGTAGTATCATCCAACCAATGACCAAGTTCAATTTGAACAATCGTATTTAACAGTATATCACCGCTCCCATTCGATTTTACATCAAAGGTAAATCTCTGTCCAAAGGATGTAGGTCCTCGAAAGGGTGTTTGTTGCATACATGTTGCAAACGGATGGGTTCGTACATCAGACTTTTGTAACCACAATGTCTTTTCAGCTGACAGTGGGAAATAATGATTATCCTGAAAATCACGAGGAGTTAGTTCTAATAAAGTTACTATATCACCGGATGGACGATTAAATCCATAGGTAGGAGGTTCCATTACTACCTATGGATTGATAAGTCTTTACGTCTTTGTCTTGGACACCTTATGTCTAATTGAAGGAAAGTAATTCAGCCCGTCCTTTCCCATCCGTTTGAAAAGAAGTCCATCCTTGGGTAAAGATACGAATTTCTGTATTATATGAATTCTGACTTGCATTCGTCGTAGGCGGTAGTAAT